GCTCCACCACCTCGGTGCTGGGCATCACCTCTCTGCAGATGGGCGCCTTCGGCGGCATCATCGTGGGCCTGGGCGTGGCCGCGCTCCACAACCGGTTCTATAAGGTCCAGATGCCCCAGGTGCTCTCCTTCTTCGGCGGCACCCGGTTCGTCCCCATCATCAGCACCCTGGTCTTCGCTCTGGTGGGCATCCTCATGTTCTTTGTCTGGCAGCCCATTCAGGAGGGCATCAACGCCCTGGGCATGCTGGTTTACAGCTCCGGGTACTTCGGCACCTTCCTGTTCGGCATGATCAAGCGGCTGCTCATCCCCTTCGGCCTGCACCATGTGTTCTACCTGCCCTTCTGGCAGACCGCCGTGGGCGGCACCATGGAGGTGGCGGGCACCGTGGTGGCCGGCGCTCAGAATATCTTCTTCGCCCAGCTGGCCGACCCCACTGTCACCCACTTCTCCACCGCGGGCACCTGGTGCTTCACCGGTGAGTTTGTGCTCTATATCTTCGCCTTCCCCGGCGCGGCCCTGGCCATGTACCGCTGCGCCAAGCCGGAGCGGAAAAAGCAGGTGGGCGGCCTGCTCCGGGAGCTGCACTTCTGGCGCAATGCCAACGCTCTGGTGGAACAGGCCTACTGGTCCGGCACCGGTGCTTTTGTGCTGAGTGCCGAAAACCTGACTGTCGTGAAAGGGAAAGCTGTCCCCGGCCCGGATACTCGCCTGAAGCTGGACTATGACCCGGCTTCCTGCATCCTGCCTCTGCGGGTGGAGCGGGGCATCGTGAGCGAAGCGGCCTTTGTCTCCGAGTGTATGATGGAGGGCAAGCCCGCGGTCTATCTGCAGACCCACACCTGCAAGGGCGGCGAACGGACCATCACGAATGAATGGTTCGAGGTGATGGACGATGTTTCCGGCACGCCGAAATTTGCCAAGGCCAAGACCCCGCCGGGCATGGTGGAGCACATCACGGTCACCGGCGCGCCGGCATGGTTCAGCCTGTTCAGCCCGGCTGTCGCCAAAAACATCGACGGCGGCATGGGGCTGGGTATGAGCGTCTTTTCCGAGGCGCTGGACGCAGCCCAGATGGCGGATTACGCCTTTGACAACTACCGGCAGGACCTCCGCCTGGGCGGCAAGAAAATTTTCTATGACCGCTCCATGTGCAAAAAGTGGGTGGACAAGGACGGTGTGGAGCACGCTGTGCCGCCGGATGCCGTTCACCGCCAGATCTTCTACGAGCTGCCCGCACCGGAAGGCAGCATCGACCAGCCGGCCGCATGGCGGGAGTACAACCCCGACCTGCGCACCGAGGACAACCACCGGGCCGTGCAGGATGCTCTGGACATGATGAGCTTCAAGTGCGGGCTTGGCTGCCACCGCTACAGTTTTGAGCTGGGCAAGGTGGCCACCGCCACCGAGTACACCGGCAGCCGACAGGACCTTGTGCAGAACGCCAACAAAAACCAGATCCCCATTGAGACGGCACTGATCGGCATTCTGCGGGCCATCCTGTGGGCGGCAAAGAACCTGCTGGGTGCAGATGTGGACCCGGACACCAGCATCTCGGTCAACTGGGACGACAGCTACATTGTCAGCGAGCAGGAGCGCACCGCACAGCTGCGGGAGGACGCTCTGGCAGGGCTTGTGCCCCGCTGCCGGTATCTGTCCGCCCGGTATGGTCTGAGCGAGGACGAGGCCCACCAGTGGGCGGCAGAGGCCAAGGCTGACAGCCAGACCGATGAGCAGCTCACCTTCGGAGGTGCCTGATGTTGCCGCCGAGCTACCTCGATGCCATGCCGGATGCCTTTGTGCAGCTGGCGCAGCAGGTCGAGGATGAGATCTTACAGGATGTCGCCCGGCGCATCGGCAAAATGGGTACCCTCACCGAAACGGCCGACTGGCAGTTGTGGCGCTACCAGCAGACCGAGGCGGTGCGGGAGAACGTGGTCAAGCTGCTGGCAAAGTACAGCGGCAAGAGCGAAGCCACCATCCGCAGGCTGCTCAAAGAGGCTGCCACCGAAGCCATGGAGCGGGAAGATGCCATCTATTACCACTACAACCTCGAGCCCACACCCTTTGAAGAGAGCGCGGCCCTGAACAACCTGCTCAACGCCGGTGCCCGGCAGACCTGCGGCACATGGCGGAACCTCACGGCCACAACGGCCAACACCGTCTCCGGGGCCTTTGAGCGCACGCTGGATGTCGCCTGGGGCAAGGTGGCCACAGGTGCCTTTGACTACAAAACCGCCGTCAAGCAGGCTGTGGACAGCCTTGCAGACGAGATGCCGGAGATCACTTACCCCAGCGGCCACACAGATTCGCTGGAAGTTGCGGCCCGCCGGGCGGTGCTGACCGGTGTCAACCAGACCGCAGGCAAGCTGCAGGAAGCCCGCATGGACGAAATGAACGTGGAGTTCGTTGAGACCAGCGCCCACGGTGGTGCCCGCCCCAGTCACGCCGAGTGGCAGGGTCGGCGCTTCCATCGGGGCGGGGCTGTGGACTACCTGGGCAAGCATTACCCGGACTTTGAGCAGGCCACCGGCTACGGAACCGGCGCTGGGCTTTGCGGCTGGAACTGCCGCCACACCTTTTTTGCGGTGTTCCCGGAGCTGGGCGACCCGCCCGCATGGACCCGCGACCAGCTGGAAGAGCTGAACGCCCGGAACATCGAGTACAACGGCAAACAATACACCCGGTACGAGATCAACCAGATGCAGCGTGCCAGAGAACGCAATGTGCGCAGGTGGAAGAAACGGTATCTCGCCGAGACGGAAGCCGGGGTGGACACCACCGACAGCGCTGTGCGCCTGAAAGCCGCGAGCCTTGCCGAGTTCGCGCAGGCCACCGGCGGCTGTGTGGACAGTGCACGGGTAAGCGTGCCGAAGTTCGGCAGGAGCGAGGGCAGTAAAGCGGCGTGGGCGACGAAAATTACTCCAAACGACTTCAAAATCTCCCGAGGAATCGGTGCGAGGGCAAAAAACTACGTTGTTGTTGACAAATCCACCGGAGAGGAATATTATTTTGTTGAGGGAACCAGAACACAGAATGCACAGGTTTTTGCCGGAAAAGGCAGCGTAAATCCACTGCGTGAGGAAGTTGCTCAGGGTCTGTCTGACGAATTTGGCGGCAAACCGGAGGACTGGCAGCACTGTAAGGCGAAAGGCTGGCTGGATGTCGACGGCGAAGCGGTGAAAGCAGAGGTTCACTGGTTCCAGAATGGCAGTGAAAAGGTCAAATTCAAGGTAAAGAGGTGGCTATATGACGAAGATTGATACCGTCCGTTATATCGGCGAAACATCCCCACTGGAATTGACCAACGGCAAGATTTATAAAGTCCTTTCCGTAGAGCGCGGATGGTATCGCGTTGTCGATGACACTGGCGAAGATTATCTTTATCCAGCTGGAAACTTTGAAATTATTGATTGAATCACGATGCACACGCACCGTGGTTTTTGTTTACCCATCCAAAGCACTGTGCAAAATTTGCCCAGTGCTTTTTTCATGCCGTCTTAGCTCATTCGGGAAGAGCGCCGGTCTCCAAAACCGGAAGTGGGAGGTTCGATGCCTCCAGACGGTGCCACGCAGCGGGCGGTGCGTACCCCGCCCAAGACCAAATACTGACAGCGAACAGTGTAAAAAACTGTGGTCACACAACCTGAAAGGAGTTTCCACCATGAAACGCGAAGATGTGAAGAACAAGATTCCCGGCATCACCGACGAGCAGCTGAACTGGCTCATGCAGGAGAACGGCGCGGACATCAACCGGGAGAAGTCCGCCGCCACCGCCCTGCAGACCCAGCTGACCGCCGCAGCTGTTCTCATCCACCCGCTGTGTCCGCCGGAAAATTGTGCAAAACAAAAAGTTCAACGCACTTTCATACGTTGAACTTTTTTGGTGGGCGCGGGTGGATTCGAACCACCGAAGCTGAAAGCAGCAGATTTACAGTCTGTCCCCATTGGCCACTCGGGAACACGCCCATATTCTTTTGTGTCCGCCGCGCGGACTGCCTGTATATATTACCACGCGCAAAGCAGTTTGTCAACCATCTGCAACAGATTTTATCGCAATTTCTGCACCAATCTCTCCAACAAACTCGCCCCATGGAAAAACCGCCCGGAAATCAATGTTCCCGAGCGGTTTTTCTTGGAGCTGGTGACAGGAGTTGAACCTGCAACCCACTGATTACAAATCAATATATTTATTCGATATAACGATTTATTTTTATAAGTTGGTCGCTTGTTGGTTTCTTATCACGTCAGAAATCTTCCGCATGACCAGCTCATACTCTTTCGGGTATGCAAGCTTTATGGCGCTCATGTGCTCATCAAGCACTTCCATCAAGCCTCCAAAGGGCGCGGCGCTGGCCGCTTCCACGAACTCGCTTTGCGGATTTGCTTTTGTGGAGTATGCCGCAGGGTACGACGTGGGAGGCGGCGATTGGGCCTGCGTTTCAGGTGCCTGCTTTTCTTCCAGCTCGTCCCGCACAGTGCAGAGGGCGGCAAGTTTGTTGACACTCTGCCAGCTGGTTTCCTCGCACTTGAGCTTGCGGATGTGCTCATTGATCTCGTCAATATCCATACCTGCCGCCCCCCTTTCTTATGCATTGCGCAAGATGTCAGCTGCCCGCTTGTAGGCGTCACGCTCTGCGCCGGTGGCGTCCTGCATCATTTCCTCAATGTCAGAGATCATGCGCTCACGGCCATCCGTGCGGGAGTAGTGCCCGCGCACATAGTGACGGCCTCGGTTGGCGTAGCTGCTGCCCCGGTTGTAACCGTTTCCGGCATCATGGCCAAAGGTCCCGCGCATGTCAGCTTCCCACTCGCCCGCACGGCTGTACTCGCCGCCCTCGCAGTAGTCCTCGATGCGGTGGATGTCCAGAATGATATCCACGATCTCGCCGATCATCTCGATATCACCCGGGGAACGGTTCTTTTTGTCGGTCAGCTCCATGAGCTCGTCGCACATCTCATCCTTCAGATGATTCAGTTTATCCAGCATGACTTTATCTCCTTTCTTATGCTACCCGCTCAACGATCAAATTGCTGTTTGCAATGCTGACTGCCTGCGTACTGGTGTTTTTAACCGCCACGGTTACGCAGCAGCCGCGCGGCACCTCGATGAACGCGGCCACGAAAACATTGAAGTAATTTTCGACTGCCGCCGGGGTGACAATGGCTGTCGCACTGGTCAGCGACTCACCGCCGACAGCCAGCGCCACGGAAACTGGCCCCACGGTGCCGCCGGTGGGAATGGCGACATTGCCGCCAAAGCTTACCTTGAAGCGCGCCTTGCATTGATTGGTCAGACCGCGCAGGGTCACGAGACCGCTGCCCTCACGGTGCATGATGCAGGCGGGGGCTTTCACTGCGGTCTCGGTCAGGGGGAGGTTTTCACCAGCCGCCACAGTGACGGTGTTGGAGTTGCTAAATTCAGCCATTTTATCGGCTCCTTTCATAGAAAAGCGCCGGGACTACTGCCCCGGCGCTCTGGTTTGCAAAATCAGCTCAGGGGCTGAACAGACTACAATTTGCAGTCAGTTGCCGTTATTCGGTTAGCCGCAACCGTTGCAGCCGCAACCGTTGCCGCAGTTACCGTACTGGTAGGGTGCGGGTACCTGGAATGCGGGCACGGGGCGCGGATTGTAGTAGGCCAGCTGACCGCTCATGTAGGCCTTGAGCGTTTCGTTCTGGGCTGCCTGAGATGCCGCCAGCTGTGCTGCGAACAGCTGCTGCCCCTGCTCGGCGATCTTTGCGTCCTTTGCCTCGATGCGCTGTGCGGTCAGGGCGTCAAGGATGGCGCGGGCGTTCTGGTTCTGGTTGTCGATGATGTCCCGGGTGGTGTTCTGCACCGTGTTCCGGGTCTCGCAGGACTGGGTGGCCAGATTGTAGTTGACGCCCTGAATGGCAGAGCGGTTCTCGCAGCAGCACTCCTGCTGCTGCATCTGCATGGCAAACAGCTGCTGCATGAACGCCGCCTGCTGGTTTGCGCGGCTGATCTCTGCGGACATAAAGCCGTTGCTCACGGTCTGCTGCACGCCGTTGACAAGCTGCGCCTGCTGGTAGAAGCCATCACACATGCCGTTGTTGATACCATCCATCTTGCGCTCGATGTTGGCAAAATCGGAGGTCAGAACGTAGCCGTCAACGACGCTGGCACCGGTGTTGCCATTGCCGCCCCAGTTGCCGCCCCAGCCGCCGCAGAAGGCAAACAGGAACAAGATGATGATCCACCATGCGCCATCATTGCCAAAGCCAAAGCCGTTGCCGCCGTTGGTGTTTGCGGGCTGAACGGGCATGGTCAGAACCGCAGAATCGGAAGAAAGAGACATTTTTGTACTCCTTTCGTGTGTTTTGAATGATTTTTATGCTTGAACCGTGGCCACGGTTACGACTTAATGGAGGAACTGCTGAAACTGCTGCGCCATCGCCTGCAGCTGGTTCAGCTGGTTTTGTGACATTTTGCCGGATTGCAGCAGCTTTTGCACCTCTGCTTTCGGGTCGCCTTGAAAGTTTGCACGGAACTGCTGGAACTGCTGCATCATCTGCCCGAACTGACCCATAGGGTTTGGCATGGCGGGCATACCGCCGCCCAGTGCGTTAAAAAGAGGGTTTGCCATACTTATTTGACCTCCGTTTCAGGTTTTGCAGGCTCTTGCTTCTCGAGCGCCGCACAGCGGGCTGCCAGAGCGTCAAACTCTGCTCGGGTGACAAACTCCCCGCCGGGCTGCTGCGCCGTCTGAGGGGGCATTTTTGTCGCCGTGGTGCGCTCCTTGTAGTCAAACACCCGGAGAGGAAGCGGCATACCGCTTGCATCGGTGCTTTTGATATAAAAAGCGCTGTTTTCGCTGTCCATCAGTAGTACGCTGTTGCCTGCGGCGACCATATAGGCTTTTGCGCCCTCTTCTCCCTGCACCCAGATGATGGAGGGCGTAGCCTGTGCTGTCTGTGCTGTCGGCTGCTGCATCATGGGAGACTGATAGCCCACTCCCTGCCTGAGTTGAGTGAGGTTGTCCGGCATTGGCTGGCCGTAGTATGTCGGCATCTGATACGCATACGGATTGTAAGGCATCGTTTACTCCTCCTTATACCAGTAGTAAATCGGGCATTCTGCGCCACTGTCCCAGCTGTCCCACCACTTGCCGTCGATGACGGCCAGAACGTGGCCGGAGCAGCCCAGTACATACACACCGCGGGGGTACTCCCGGGCAAAATCTGCCACGGTGTAACAGGTGGTGCAGTCTGCTTCCACCATGCGGCGCTTGTAACCCTGCTTTTGGAGGTACGCGCCCCATGTGCGGTTGGCGCTGGGCATATCGCCGATGGCGTAGCCGGTGAGCGCCAGCGCAATATACGCCCGCTCCCAGCTCTGACCGGTGGCCGCAGCTACCGCCCGCACTACGCAGTCCCCGACACTGCTCCCACGCGGGTTCGGGTTAAACCTGTGCCACACATGGCACCCCCTCCCTTTGTGCCCAGTGTACTTTTTTAAACCGCTGGGAGAGACAACGAACGCGCAACGAAGGACAAATAAAAAAGCGCCCACACAGCACAGGGCTGTATGAGCGCTCAAGCATTTGCACGCAACGCGTATAAAATTTTCAAAAAAGTCTTGACAATTGCACGCAACGCGTGTATAATAAAGACAGTGAAAGACACAAGCACACAACAACATGGAGGTAAAAAAATATGAAGATCCTTAACGCTGAAGAGTTCGCCGCAAAGGTCATGGAGAACGGCACCGAGGTGGAGCCTGACGAATACAAGACCATGGACTGGCAGCAGTGGGAGCCAGACGAAACCGTCTGGACGATTTACGCTCACATCGGCTGCGATGGTGAGGTTTTGCACTGCCGTGATCACGCAACGGATACGTTTACAGCGGACATGCACTTGACCAATGAGCAGTCCGAAGCGCTCATGAGCGGCGAACTGGACGACATGGAGAAGGACGTCATCATCAGCGACATCTACCCCCAGTACGTCGAGACGCTCAAAGAGAAAGAAGAGTGGATTGACCTGTAAATAAAAAATCCCCTGCCGGATGCTCGCAACATCTGACAGGGGATTTTGTGAAAGACGCACCATGGAGGTACGCAAATATATTACCATCTGAAAGAAAGGAAGTCAACCATGTACAGCAATGCAGAACTTTTTGGCATGGCTGCCAAGCAGCCGAAAGAAGTTTTTCTCGGTAACGTCACCCTCAGCATCTCGGACGATTTTGAAGGGCACCTTGATCTGGACGCCGAGACCGTCCGCTTGTCCCATCTCTGGGATGTTTCCCGCATGAACGTGCGGGAAATGGTCAAGGCCTCCGGACACAGTCAGACCGCTTTTGCAAAGCAGGTGGGCATCCCGCTTCGCACTGTACAGGACTGGTGCGGCGAGAAGCGTGCGTGCCCTGTGTATCTCCGCTTTTTGTTGGCAGAGCACTACGGATTGATCTGAGGAAAATGTTATGGCAGAAGATTTGACTGGAAAGCATTTTGGAAAGTGGACGGTACTTGCGCCGTCTGAAAAGCCGCACTACTACACATGCCAGTGTGAGTGCGGAGTGGTAAAAGACGTGTATGACAGCTCCCTGCGTCTTGGCAAAAGCCGCAGCTGTCTGTCTTGCGCGAATCGAGGGCAAAAGCCATCCATGACGGAAAACGCTTTCCGAAAGGCAAAGAAAAAAGAGGGGCAGAGCATTAACGGATGGAAAGTATTGGAAGTTTTACTTGAAAAGAGGTCAGGCTGCTTTCTGTGCCGTTCCATTTGCCCGAAGTGCGGGAAGGAAACTACTGTAAAACTTACAAGGCTCCCTCTGATCCAGCATTGCGCAGATTGCAACAGGGATATCGGAAAGAAAGCTGAGACAATTCACAGCACCGCTTACTCGGACGGCTCTTCCCTCATGTCGATTCGCACAAGGGTCAAAGGTCATATCAACAAGAACTCCACTTCTGGCGTGAATGGTGTGTGCAAAGACTGCCACGGTCGATGGCGTGCATATATCAATTTTCGGCGGAAGCAGTACCATCTCGGCAGCTATAACACAATCGAGGAAGCCGTTGCTGCCCGCAAAGCAGCTGAAGAGCTGATATACGCCCCATTTCTAAAAGAACATGAGGGATGGGAAGAAGAGCTTGCAAGACGTCTCGAAGAACTCAAAAAAGAGAAAAAATAGAAAAACCCCCGATGCTCCAAACGGAACACCGGGGGTTTTATGCGTCTCCCGCATGGTACGCACTATAAGTAGGCGGGCGGGAGACTGGTCGGCGCCTATCTGGCAACCGCTTTTTTCATTCCCAGATAAAGCACTGGGCTAGCTGGCAAATATCCACCCTGTTGTGCTTCTTCGAGAGGCCGGGTGGATTTGTTGAGATAATTATACCACAATTCGTGCCAAAAGAAAAGCCAGCGGGTAAACGTTCTTCCGCTGGCTCTCTGTACACATTTCTCCGAAGTGTGTGTACGCTACTTCGGACGGTACAAATATTATATCACGCATTCAGCATTTTTTCAATGCCTTTCAGCCGGTAGCTTATCGCCGTCCGGCTGTAATGTGTCTGTGCTGCAATGTCCGGCAGCGGGAGCCGCTCAACGTACCGCAGTAAGGCTATCTTACGGTCTACCCTCCCAAGCGGTGCGCTTTTAATGGCGGCGGTCATCTGCTGTCGGTCAAGTCCTTGCAGGCACAGTGGCAGCACTACACGAGCCGCCGCCACAGGCAGCACCGAGCCAGAAAGGCTGCGGCAGCTGTCCAGCGTTGCGTACCATTACGGGGACGTTACCGAAAAGGTCGATTTTGTCGCATCTCTTAATTTCACAAAATCGTTTCTGCTCGTATGTAGTGCTTGCCATGATATCCTCCTTACTGCGTGTTTTCCTCAGCGTTTGCCTTGTCCTCCGCATCCAGAGCGTCGTAGTACGCCTGCGCAAGGGCTTCCACCTCTGCGATGTCGTCCTCCGTCAGCAGGCCGTTGTCCAGATGGGTGTACGCTTTGTCCAGCCAGTATGCCACATCACGCCCTGCGGCGATCTCCCGCTTGATGGAGCGCAGGGTCAGGTCATGGCGAGATCTGCTTTTGATACCCATAGTCAGTCCTCCTTTAGGTCGTTGTCATGGACGCTACTGCGTCCTCAATGCGTTTGATTGCGATGTTCACGTCCCGCTGGTAGTCCAGCTTTATGCCTGCACCATCACCAGCCTGCACCACCGTGTCAGGGCCGTAAGCGGTGAGGGCTTTGTAGGCGGCGATTTCGGCAGGGGTGAGCGGAGTTTCGATGGGGGTGGCGAGTATTGCATTCTGCTCAGCCAACGGCTTGGTGCTGTCGAAAGCCGCTTTATCCACCCTCTGCACCCGCATGCCACTTTCTAAGTCCACCTCGTCGCACACCCACTGCTGGCCGCTTTGGTCAGTGTAGTTGCCGCCAGAGGTGACAGGGATGCCGGGGAGACCAGTGGGAGTGGGCAGGGTGAGGAGCTGTTCACGGTAGGGAGAGTAGGTGGTAGTTTTGTCTCTTGTTAAGGACGCCTGAACAGTGGTATTTAATGTTGCACCTTTTGAGATTTGCAGGCGGAGTGAAAACTCCACGTCTCTGTTAAGCGTTACTTTCTGGTTTTGCATATCAGAGTTAAATTTATTGATGAAATAGAAGTTGAGCACAGTAGAAGGACTTAGCCCCTTAGCCGTTAGGTAGTAAATACCATGAGTTAAACGGTATTTACTATCATCGTGTAGGAGTATGGAAAAATTGTTGGTAGCCGTACCAGTAATTAAAAAACCATTTTCATAGGTAGTGTAAGTTATTCCGTATACGGTCGATTTCACACCGGGTTTAGTGCCCTCTAGCATGTTTGCTCCCGTTACTTTCACCTCCACGCTCCCGCTGTCACCTGCGCTCACGATAGGCACAGGTGCATCCGGTGTGGGTGTGCCGTCCTGCGTGCTCCGACCGTACACGGTCAGGCCGCACAAGGGTGCAGGAAAAGCGTCGTCAACGCTGATGGGGTTGCCTGTTTCACTGCCTGTAAGGATGTTCTGCCGGGTCTTGACTGCGCTGATCGCGTCACCTGTGGCTTTTGCTTCAGCGGCTTCGCCCTCGTGGGTGAGGGTGGTGTCCAGTGCAACGGCAGGGCCGGGGTCGCCTTTAGGGCCTTGCGGTCCGGTATCACCTTTTTCGCCCTGCGGCCCCTGTGCACCCTGCGGGCCACGCTCGCCTTGAATGCCTTGCGGGCCCTGCTTGCCTTGCGGCCCAGTTTCACCCTGCGGACCAATGGCTCCGGTAGCGCCTGTTGGGCCTTGAGGGCCTGTCTCACCCTGCGGGCCGACCGGGCCGATGGGGCCAGTGTCGCCCTTGTCGCCTTTGTCGCCCTTAAAGTTGCCGTTAGCGATGCCGTCTTTGAGCGCTTTCAGGCTGTCAGCGGCCTGCTTGGCGCTCTGCCCGGCCTTTTTGGCAGATGCCCCGGCCTGCTGTGCTGCCGTCTGTGCATCGGTCTTGGCCTGCTCTGCGGCGGCGGCATCGGTGTGCACGGCATCCACCAGCTGCTGTCATGCAGGGGTGCCCGGTTCCGGCGTGGTGCCGTCCTCCGTGCCGCTGTTGGCGCTGACACGATACCGCAGGTCTGCGCTGGTCACAGTCTTGGTGCCGTCGCTGCCCTCAAAGGTAATGCAGCCATTGCCGGGCTGTGCGGTCACGCTGGCGGGCACGTCCACTGCTCCGTCCACCACAAGGCTGGACTGCGGATCATCTCCCGGAGCGTGCCAAAAAGCCCGGATGGTCAGGCCCTCCCACTCGCCGGAGGCGGTGACGGAAAGGCGGTACACGCCCCGGTTCTTGGTGTAGCCAAAGCGCACCAGCTGCTCATAGCCCGGCACTTTGACGACGCCATTGGATGCGAGAGATACGCTTTGCTCGATCATAAATTACTCCTTGTTGATGGTAGGCTTCTTTTCTGCCAGTGCCTTTTTCATCATCCACACAGCCTTTTCAATGACGGCATCCAGCACCTCGTCGGTGATGATGGGCTTGAGCCAGTCCGGAAGAGCGGAGCGGAGGGCCGCAAAGACCTGCGCCTTTTTCTTGGCACCCTGACCGCTGCCCATGATGCTGTTTTCTGCCAGGGTCACCAGCTCCAGCGCCCACTGCTTGACGTACTGCTTATAGCCCAAGCGGATGGCACCTATGGCCAGAGAGACAAAGCCCAGGGCCATCAGCACCAGGGCGACAGGGGTGGGGATAAAGTTAAACATTGCTTCCATGTTTTGTTACTCCTTCCATGAGGTAATTATCAATTTTTTCCTTGCTGGCCTGCATAGCGGGCACGTTGTTTCCGGTCAGCTGTGCTTCCAGCAGGGCACGAACGGCTTCAAGCGTCAGGCGGTTTACTTCGTCGATTTCCCCGAAACGGGACAAATCGCGCCCAAGCGCCAAAGAATGTTGTGCATAGCCCGTTTCTAGCGTTTGCAAGCGCTTGTCCATTTCGTCAAGCCGCTTGTTCTGCGCGTTGTCCGGCTCCTGCGCCTTTTTGATGTACTTGTGGATAATTTCCAGCACCTTGTCGATGGTGATGGCAGCAGCGCACAGGCTGCCCAGGATGCCAAGCACCCACAGGAGAGCTTCTTTTTCGGTCATTTGCCCTCCCGGAGACGGGTCAGGCCCTTCTTACAGATGATTTTCGGATAGTTGCGTGTGGTCACATTGAGGTCAACGTGGCCGGAAATGCCAGGGACGCTGCCCTTACTGGTGTGCTGGTGGGTGTTGTAGGCAAAGGTCACGGCAGGTGTCTTTCCTGTGTAGTCGGCCAGCCACACGTCGTAGGGACTGAGGGCAGCACCGCCCATATACAGGCGCGTTTTAGCAAAGCTGGTGTAGGTATAGAGCTGGGCATAAAAGCCCATGTCCTCCACCTTTTTCAGGGCGTAGGCTGTCAGGTCGGTCAATGCCTGCTTGCCAAGAACCCTGAATTTGTTGTCCTCCACGTCCACTGACACAGGCATTTCCAGCGTCTTGCCACGCAGGGCGTCAGCCAGCAGGGAAAGCTCTGCATCGGCCATTGCCTCGCTGGTGGCGTAGGTGTAGTAATACACGCCCACAGCCAGACCTGCCGCCTTTGCATTGCGGTAGTTTGCTTCAAAGGTCGGGTCGATGTACAGGCCGTCCGCTCGCTTGGAGAGCCTGCGGTTTGTGCTGACGGTCTTGAGCATGACGCCCTGATAGCCAGCGGCCTTGACCTTCTTCCAGCCCTCCAGTGTAATGTTGCCCTGATACCGGCTTACGTCGATATAGCGGTAGGGCGGTGCTCCCGTCCACTCGGTCACAGATGCCATCGTGTCCTCCTGTTCTGCCTGTTCTTCCGCCAAAGCGGCAAAGAACCGGCTCAAAAAGTTAAAAAGTGCGGTCAAAAATGTGTTGTTTATTGCGATCAACCTCCCGGGCCCAAGAGTAGGCATTAAGCGCCATGGGTGGTCTCCTGCTGGGCCAGCAGCTCGGTCAGCTCTTTGTACTCGGCCTCGGTGATGCGGCCGAGTGCGTAAAAAACATCAATTTTTTCCGCAAGGCCAGCGGTCTGGCCGCGCTCGATCAGGCGTTTACAGATACGATACAACATAGTTTTTACCTCCTTATGTGGTGGTGTCAGTGGTGGTGTCGTCGGTCAGTCCCAGCTCCAGCAGGGCGACGCGGTATTCCTGATCTACCGCCAGGGCGTCCGTGTCCGCCTGCGCGGCCTGGGTCTCGGTCAGCAGTTCGGCAAGAGTGGGGTAGTGGTAGCCGGTGAGCCAGATCTCTACGGTGTAGCCGCCGGTCGACGATTCTGTTGCAAAGTGCAGGGTCCCGTTTGTCTGGAAAGTCGTGTTGGATGCGAAAATTCCAGTGCCATTTCCGTAGTTATGATTGGCGGTGCTGCCTTTTGCAATGTCTACTTCCTCGCCGTACCCGCCGGTAGGGCTGTTATATTTCGTCTTGACGTGCACGTAGTCCAGGCCGTCTGGCATTTTGATATCGTAGGTCTTCCACCTTTTTCCGGTTTCTTCGTAGTGGTTCCACACCAGCCGGGGCTCCGACTTTACCGCCACGGCGGCAGCGATCTTGTCATTGAGGGTCTTGCCGCTGAGGGTGCCGTCCTCGTCCACGTCCAGATAGTCGCCCACCTTCACGCCGCCCAGCTGGTCTGCCGTAGCGGGCGGCAGGCTGTAAGGCGTGCCGAACTTGGCGTCGGCCTGGTCCTTGGTATACCTCTGAGCCAGGGCGTCGCCGGTCGCCTTTGCGTCAGCCGGCGCACCAGATACAGTCAGGGTCGTGTCAGTGGACACGATAGCCTTTGCGTCGGCGGCACTCTTTGCAGCTGCTTCCTCGCTGGCCTTTGCGGCAGATGCACTAGACGCGGCAGCAGTTTGACTGGCCGCTGCTCCTGCGGCACTGGAAGCAGATTCCTCGGCTTTCGATGTCGAAATACCTGCCTGCTCTTGCGCTGCGCTTATGGCGTTTGCAGTGGCGTCTTTGACTGTCTGGGCTGCTGCGGCGGCCTGTGCTGTGGCAGTTGCCGCCGCGTTTGTGGCTATTTCCGCACTCTGAACGGCTTCTTCCTGCCGCGCGATAACAGCCTCGCCATACTGCTTCACATACTCAAAGCCCTGTGCAAGGGCTTCCCGTACTTCCACGCCGCGCTCTGCATTGCGGACTTCGGAAATCGCTTCGTCAAATGTCTTATCCAATTTATCACCCCTTTGCGGATGCATAGCCCTTCAGCGAGCGGCTCAGGTCATAGGCGTCACTGGCTTTTCGTGCGCTCAGGGCCTGCAAGTCGCTGACGCTGGAGAAATCAATGCCCAGCGTGAATTCTTTTTTGTCCGGCGCGTCCAAAGGCTCCACAAGCTTAGAGCACAAAAGCCAGGTGTTCACCCCGTGCGGGTTGGAGTAGATGTGTGTCATCTTGCCAAAGCCAAGGCGGGCGATATCCACACCGGCATCCTTGAGGTCCACAGCCTTTACCGTGATTCCGTCGAGATAACGCAAGTTTTTGGACAGCTCCGCGTTGGCGGCATCCAGAAGCGACTGTGTCGTGCTGGCGGTGCCGTCGATCACGATGATCCTTGTGATGATGCCAAAGAGCTTTTGGGCCGCAGTGTCGTTTGCGGTGGCGGTGATCGTGCTTTCATGCCTCCACAAAAACCAACCGGATTTCTTTTTTCCGACGGCAATGACGCGGGTGACGATATCCTCTGCTTTGACGTAGCTGTTCAGGTCGAGCAGGTTTGTGCCGAATGCGATGGGCTGCCCGTTTTTCTCCTGCACTTCCCGGACGTAGTCCAGATACCTGGCCCTGTTTTCGTGCCGGACGATCAGATACCCGCCGTACACATCCACAAGCTCATTTTGGATGACATCCCATGTAACGCCAAAATTTTGTCCGTCGCCAAAGGTGTACCGTGGCGCAGAATCGTAACGGACCACGGAAGAATCCGGCAGGGCTGTACCGTTGAACAGGACGGCATAACCGTCTCCCTGCTTTTCAATTTTCCATTTTTTTGAGACCGTGTCTTTGAGATTGTATTCCGTCTCAGGCGGAAATGATTTTGAGTGCGTAGCGCATGTGATATCCGGCGTAACCGTTCTTTGCGTGGCTTCGTGCGTCTGGCCGTCCCCATCCAAGGATAAAGCCACGTTTACGCTCACGGAAAAAAGGCCTTCTCCAGTGCGCCAAATCTGTCCGTCAATGGAAGAGGCTTCATACTTTACGTTCAGCGTCCATCTGTACGCAGATGGATCCGGGGCCGTGTCGTCATCCGAGAAGCCAACTTCATATTGGCTCACAAGCTGAACGCCGGATGAGGTATAAAGTCCATATTCATACATATAATCGCCGTCACTGTCCGGAGTACCTGCCATGTGGTCCAGTTTCATCACGCAGTTATGCAGTTCTGGAACCACCACGCTTGTGCTCGGAAAGCCAACATTTCCACAGGTAAACGCCTTGTATGCGTCCACCATGCCGGTATGATTTTCCAGCAGGAACGAAAGAAATTGCTTGATTGTCACGTCTTTGGCTGTATATGGCGCAACGGAACTGTCGTTGAGGTAGGCCAGCTCTCCCTCGCAAAAGACTTTTTGACGCAGCATAAAATCCTGCTCATGGCTCATGGGCCTGCCCTCCCAGATGCGCGCACCGTCTTGTTCTACGGACACGGTCGTGCGCATTTTTTGCAAAGCTGAGTGAGCCACATTGCCAAGCGGCAGGGTGAATTCCAAGCTACCGGCCTTGCCCACCTCCCGTGTCAGAGTTGGACTGATGAGCTTTTTTGTGTCCGTGTAGTCTGTTGGGTCGTAAATGCAGGTCTTTGTCTCCCACACGTCAACGCCGGTCTGGACGCCTGCATAAACTTTATAGCTCATAAGCTGCCCCCTAGATATCGGATGCTGATGCTGCAATCCGCAGACGCCGCAAAGATGAGAGTACCTACAACGCCATCCGGCATATGCAAGCCCTCAATGTACTGCCACTCTGTAGACTTTGCAAGGATGCCAACTTCAAGGCCATTGAGAGACACCGCAATGTCGGCGGCATCCTCGCTGCGCTTGAAGTAGATACCGGCCGCTCTTGGTGCACCGGTGACGGTTACGGTGATGTCCTCTTTGGCTTTGAGCTGGATATCCGTATAATTGCGGATAATTGCTGTATCAAATACAAGGTCATCCCACAGCCAGTCATCAGAGCCGTCGTATACACTGCGCTTGAAGGGGTCGCAGGTGCCCGTGATGGTGAATGCACTGGAAAACCTGTTGCGTGTCATAGACACGCTCCACAGCCCCTCCCAATAGAAAGACGGGTCATCGTCGAATTTGCACTGTAGCCATTTGCCATGGATGGCGTTTGCGATCTGACTGTAAAGATTCGGCCAGGTCTTTTTTGGTGCCCTGCACAGCAGCTCCATGGTGATGGTACGCTTTTTGTAGTGCGGGCGGCCATCCAGTGCATCCGTCAGGTTGAGCAGCGTATCAGAGCCGGGCACCTGCACCAGATGCTCGTCTACCTCTGCATCGCTGATCTTCGGGCTGCCAACTTTGAGATACAGACCCCAGTCTGTGAGGGTGTGGTAATCGCCGATTTTTGCGCCTTGCAGCTTTGCCATTATACGCCCCTCGCTTTCCGGGTCACTGCAACACCGATGTGCAGATCCACATTATTTGCCATGCGCGGAGACAAAACACCCACAAGCTCTCCGGAATCCATGACTACCTGACCCTTGCCGATGTCTGGCAGATGCTCGTCCAGCATCCCCTCGATGCGTTCCAGAATGCTGGTCTGCCGGTCAACAATGGACTGCTGGCCGGTAACGCGGTACTGCATGGCAGAGCGGGTGGAGAACTCGCTCAGGCTGTCGTACACGCCGGTCTTGTCAAAGGGGCTCTGATAGTGGCTGACGGGCTGCTGGTCGTTCTTTTTGTTCATCCACATAGCAAGGCCGATGCCGCCAGCGACTGCGCCCGCAGCACCCACGCCCAGGATCAGGGCAAGGACGGGGTTCGCTGTCACAAAGGACACGATGCCGCCCAGTGCAGAGGTGATGCCGCCTGCCATGCCGGAAAAGCTCTGGACGATGCCGCCTAGCGCTCCGCCCACGCCGCCGGAGCTTGCAAGGCCCTGCACGATCTCAGAGAACGCCTTTACAGACGTAGTGGCGCCATCCACTCCGGCAGTAATGCCGTTTGTGAAGATGCTCTGGATAGACCCCAGCGCCTTGCTGATTCCACCGCCCGAATAGCCCTCATTGACCGCGGTCAGCGCGTCCACAAGCCACTTAGAGATCACGTCACGCTGATCCTGCGATACTTCGCCCCAGATCAAATTGACAAAATCCAGAGCTAGACCGCCCCAGTCACCGTTTTTGGCATCACTAAAGGCGCTTTTTACCAGCCCAAAAATGCCCTTATCCAGCTGGCCGGAAGCCTCGCTCAGCTGCTGGTCAATGCGGCTCTGGGTGCCCTTTACGCTCTTGTCGATAAGAGTAGAGGTCTCGTTCACCTTATCTTGAACGCCGTCGATGTAGGTGATGATCTTCTCGTAGGTCTCCGCGCCATTCTCGCCGATGCGCTGGCCGGTCTCTGTGACAGTCTTCTTGATATGCTCGCTGCCGTCCGCGTACTTTTCCACCGCCTGCTGCACCTTTGTGGTGATTCCGTCAAAGGTGGTTTCCGAGACGTTGGTAAAGGTGCCCAGCAGCGTTTTTGACATGTCGTCATAGGTCTTTGTGACCTTTGTGACCGTGCCGTTGACTTTGGTCTCGACCTGCTTAAAGGTCGTGGCAACACCGTTCACCATCTCCTTGCCGGTCGTGGTGGTGGTCTCGGTGATGCGGTCTTTGATCTTTCCGGAGCTGTCCTTGACCTTCTCTGTAAGGGTCTGGATGCTGGTGGTCACGGTGCCAAGCGCATTCTGTGCGGTGGTCGTGGCCGTGCTGGAAATGGACGAAATGACCGTTTCGGTGGTGGATTTAGAACCGGATGACTTCTTTTTGCCGGCTGCACTGGATGGGCTTGTAGTAATGCTGCTCCCACCGTCTCCCGCCGCCGCAGCAAGCTCCGCCTGCCGCTGGGACCAGCTCTTATTGCTGACGCCAACGCCTGCAAGAGCTTGCTGCCGTAATCGGTCACGGTTGCTTTGGCGGAGGTTTGCGTCTGCATACTCCTCGTATGTGTCGTAATCCGCTGTGGCCGCTTTCCCCAGAAAACGGTTGAGCTTATAGCTCAGCTTGTCCAGCCAGGTGGAGGCACTGGAAGCAAAGCCCTCAAACCAGGATTTGACGGACGAAATCGGGCCGCTCAACCCAGTAATTGCGCCCGCAAGACCAATCCAGCCGTCGGTTTTGTAGGCTTCTTGTGCCTTGACCACAAGATCGTTGAGATTGGAGATCACCACGCCGACGCCGCTGGACAAATCACCTGTCATAAGGCCAGCCAGCTGTTTGACGTTGTCTTTCAGTGTGGACGCTCGACCATTCATGGTCTGACTCTGGGTGTCCATGCTGCCGTAGTAGCGTCCACCTTCTTCGGAAGCTGCCTGCAGAGCCTGCGTCAGCAGATCATAACTGATAGTCATTTTCTGCACTTCGGCGGTGGACTTGCCTGTGTAGTCGGCCAGCAGACCGTAAATGTTAATGCCGGCATAAGCAAACTGCTTGATGTCGATTGCGGAGGCTTTGCCGACATTGGCAATCTGCTGTAAGTTGGCTGCCATACGGGACAGCTCCGCATTGCTTCCGCCTGTAGCCGATACGGCATTGCCCAACGCCATGATCGTTTTTTCAGCGTAGGTGGCGTTTTCACCTGCGCCGATCAGCAGCTGATTTGCCTGTGTAAGAGCTTCCACGCTGAACGGCGTGCGTGCTGCATCCTGCTGGATCTGGTCAATTGCCTGTTGTGCAGCTTCTGCGCTACCAAGCATATTGGTAAGCCCAACAGTGTAGCTCTCGATCTGGGCGTTGTACTCGATGCCGGAAGAGATGAACCCCTCTGCGGCACTGAGTGCAGCGGAGCCGAGCTTCGAGAAGACGTTCGCCATGACCGTGCCCTGTGTAATGGCGTTGGCCAGAGATTTGCCGGATGCCTTATCTGTGGAGCTGGCAAAGCCATCCATGCTGTTGTTTGCAGCTTTTAGCGCGGTCGTGGTTGCCCTGAGCTGCGCTTCTGCCTGCGCCAGCATGGTCTTGAGATTTTTGGTCTCAGAGGACGCTTTGCCGGTCTTGCCCACCGATTCGTTGTAACGTCTGGTCAGCTCCACTACGGCCTTTGCGGCCTTGCTGTACTCTCCTGACAGCGAAGAAACGGTCTTTTTCGTCTCGGATTGCACATTCTGGATTCCCTGCCGGTAGGCACTGTCGTCCAGCCCGAGGGTGGCGCTCAATTCAAAAAGTTTCAGGTTCCATCACCCCCGTTCAAGCCATTTTTAATGCGTGCTATCACTTCATCAGCGGACGGCTGCGGCGGCTGTGGGCTTTTTTCCACAAGCCCGGCCACCATGTCGTACCACCGCTCTTCTGCGCCTATAAGGTGCGCCAGAGCGTCCGTCATGTACGCCTGATAGCTGAGTGTGATGCGCTCTTGCCGCAAAGCGTTCAGGCAGTGCTGCAAAATGTACGGCCTGCCAAACAGCCGCAGCACGTCCGGGCTGATGGAAGAAATCAGGCGTCTGTACCCGCCAGCACCAACGGCAGACACCAGAGCAAAAAATCCATCACATCATCGTTGTTCAGCAGCTCTTTCACCGCGCGCATCTTCTTGAACGGCCCGATATTTTCAACCACCCCGTTTTCATCCACGTCCGGCTCATAGAGCAGCGGAAGCAGCTTTGCGGTGGCATCGGCATTGTCGAACAGCAAGCTTTTTGCCATAGCCTGGATGTTCTTTTTTGCCTGCTCCTTCTTCTTCTGTTCCAGCTCCTCCGGCGTTTCCTCGCCGGTCAGGACCGGCAGAACCTTGCGCAGCTCCATGATCTTGGATTTTTCCAAGACCTCCTCCGCCACATCGGCGATCTGCCAGCAGTGGCGGAGAAACTCTTCATCGGGCAGCTCTGTCAAAAATTTCATACGATGTCCTCCTTATGCTGCGGCCTTGGGGCTGTAGTACCACTCCATGGGCACCACGTCGCTGCCCAGACGGGGGCAGCCGGTCAGGGTGACTGCAATGTTGCCCTTGCCCTTGTCGGTCGTCTTCAGGGTCAAACCGCCGGTGGACAGTGCATTCATCAGCCGGACTGCAACCATACCGCCATCCAGCGTGTCTCCAACCCACCAGATGTCCTTGAAGTCGCCGGTGCTGGCGGTGGGATTCAGCATCATGCGGGGTGTGACCTTCTTGTCACTCACATCCGCAGCGCCCATCGCCATCTTGATAACGTCCGTTGTGGCATTCAGGGCCGTAAAAGCCAGCGTGCAGTCGTAACTCTCAATCTGCATCAGCTCTGCGGTGTTCTTCTGGGCGTTGTCCACGTCTTCGCCAAGATCGGTGAAGTTCGCCTTGCAGGTCGCGGTGATGCCGCCGGTCGTGGCAGTAATAATGTCTGCGTCCTGAACTTCGGTCTCGCCGGTTACATCAAACTTGTTGACCACGATGCCTGCGTTGAACTGCATGGATTCAAACGCTTTCTGCGAAATTTTGGAAAATTTTCTTGCCATATTGCTCCTTTACTCACGGTATAAGCCGTGTAAGCTCAAAAATAAGGTATTCGCACAGATACCCTTCAGGCGTATTGTTGAGTGGCTGTGCCCAATCTTTACCGTCTTTGTCCAAAAGAATAGCGCCGCCCTCGCATTGGATGGTCAAGCCATTTGCGAGAGTTGCGCTGATCGTATCTTCGGTTTGCAGAATGGGGGCTCTGCCGCCCTTGCTTGGGTACCACAGCCGGGCGTGGAAGGATGCCGTTTTGTTCCACCCGCCGGGGATGGTGGGCTTGTAGGTCAGGTAGGGCAGTGAAGCGGCAGGAGGGATGTTATCTTCCAGATAGCCCGGGATTCCAAAGCCGTTGAAAAACGTGTTCAGCGCCCGGTTGATGCTCTCAGACGGTCCCATCAAGGCAGCACCGCCTTTTTGCACTTGACGGCCCGCAGTCCCATGCCGGATTCCGGCGGGGCTTTGCCCTCATCTGCCGTGCTGGTGATCTGGAAAGTCTGCCCGCCGTCCACCCGCTTGATGTAGTCCGGGAAGGCCAGCGGAACGCCGGTGTTGACCAGCAGGGTATAGGTGGATGCCGTGTCGGCCTGCTCTGCCACCTGTGCCTCCACGGTGGTGTCGTGGCGCTCCACGGCCTCAAACTCTGGGCCGTCCTGCCAGCCGGACACAAAGCCGCCCACGCCGTCCGGCTCATAGCTGCGGGTCTGAAAGCGGTATTTTTGGGTAAAGCTCTGCATCACGGTGGATGCAGCGAACGGATTGACCATGTCACATCTTCCTCCACTGGTTGATCTCGGCCCGGAACTTTGCCTTGCCGTCTGCTGGCAGCCCGTCCGCTCCTGTAGCCATCGTCCCAGACCACCCGGCAAAGGACTGGGACACATACACGCCGCCGGACGGGAGCGCCTTGTCGTATGCGTCGATTTTTTCAGCCAGTGCCACAAAATCAGGCGGCACGCGCATGGGCTGCACCGTGCCGTTGAAGGTCTCGGCGGTCAGATCGCCGTCCCCGGCCTTGTGCACGCCGTCATTGAAGATGGATCCGCACACAAGGAAATACTGCCCCGGCACTACCCCGGTGGGCACGGTGTCTGGCTGAAAGGCGAACTCTCCGGCAATGGGGTCGTCCGCCCGGTCAAAAAAATTGTGCGTGTAAACGCACAGCTCGGGGACGGTCATGCAAAGTCACCCCCTTGCAGGTCAGACCGTTTCGGCCGGGGTAATGGTCTCAACTGCGATGCCGTCGATGTATTCAGCAAACAGCGTCATTCCCATGATTGCGGTGATAACGGTGACAAAGGTGTCATAGTCGGGGCGAGTGTTCACGCCCACAATGCCGGTCTTGCTGTCTGTGGTGAGGCGGAAGCCAGCGCGAGCCCAGTCGGAGTTGGTGGGGCTGACGTAGTACAGAACGATGTTGTCCGCAGGGGTGGCGATAACCTTGCCGCGTGCAATTTCGGTTTCTGCCAGCAGGAAAACAGTTTTGTAACCCATGAAGTTCTTGATGTAGTTAAAGCCGAACTCGCTCTGTTCGTTGATAACGGCGCTGGTTCCCAGGTACTCATACACGTCCAGGACATTCACGAACGCCACAACATCGGTAGCAGTACGGTGCATAGTCTTGAACTTGTTCAGGACGCGGCCCTTTGCCATTGCCATTGCCTCCTGAAAGGTCTTAGAGGTGCCTTTCAAGGTGCCAGTATTGAGGTACTTGTAGAAGCGACCAGCCACATCAGCGGTCAGGTCATTCAGCATTTCGTCATCGGTCATCTGAACAGCGTTCTCGTAACCGTTTTCGAGGATGGCTTCAGCGGTCGTACCCTTGGCCCACTTTTCGAGGGTGATCTTCTCATAGTCCTTGGTCTTGACGGTGTACTTGCTGTAGGGGATTTCCTCACCCTCGCCAACCTTTCCGTCCTGCAGGGCGCCCTGTGCATACTTGCTCTTCAGCACCGTGTTGGGAAGCATCTCAATCTTGCGGGTGACACCCATAATGTCGCGCAGATGTTCCCAGTTGCGGCCGAAGCGGGTCACGAAGTCGATCTCGCGTGCAGTGGTCTGAATGTCAGCGGCCATCACAGTATTAGTTTTTGCAGGCATAAGTTAGTCCTTTCCATCGCCTGTCCCATTGAACAGGTCGATATTTGCTGCAATCGCGGCCTGCCGTTCGGTAGAATCCTTGATTGCAAAAATTTGGTCTTTGGTCATTTTGGAGCCGGTATTGGTGGGCGGAGTGTCCACCTTTGCGCCGATGGTGGTCGTAGTGCCTACGAAGTCGCTCCAATCAGCTTTCAGGCTGTCGGTGTGCTTCTTGGCGTCTTTGACCTCGCCTTTATCGTCCAGCTCCAGCTTGTCGATATCCTCGCCAGACAGCCGCACGACCCGATCTGCATACTTGTCCAGCACCCCGGCGGACTTCAGCAACTCCCGGAACTTGGCTTCCTTGGCTGCGTGGGTGTCTTTCTGGGTCTGCTGGGCCTTGTAGTCGGTCAGTGCCTTTTCAGCGGCCTGCTTGCCGCCGTTGGCTGCGTCCCTGTCTTTCTCGGCCTGTGTGCGGGCTTCTTTTTCTGCATCCAGCTGGTCTTTGAGTTCGTCCGTCTCCTTGTGCAGGGCGTCCAGAATGGCCTTGGCCTTGTCATCGTTGGAGGTTTCGGGGTTCTCCAGAATCGTGCGGATGTCAGCTCTTTTGAGTGCCATGTGATAGTCCTTTCTGCCCTTGCTCGGGCTGCCATGCTTGGCAATAAGGTTTAATTTGCCGGACGTGCTGCCGGTGTGGTGCCGCTTGTGGGGCTTGAACCCACGGCTCCCGGATTAAAAGTCCGGTGCTCTGCCAGACTGAGCTAAAACGGCATAAAAAAGCGGCTGACGCTGTGCGCCAACCGCTGAGTATTTAGTTTTTGCGTGCAACTTTGGTGATACATTCGACCGCCCAAAACTTCGCTTCCTGTAATTTTGTCATGCACAGACTTTTTTCTCGGCTTTCAGGAAGTGCGTCAAGCTGCGTTGCAAGCTCAAGGAAAAGGTCTTCTGCCTCGCAGTGCGCAGTTTTCACATCATCGGGCAGGAACTTTTCTTTTGGTGCTTTGAACATTTTCTCCAAATTCATGAATCACGCCTCCTTGTTCGCTTCTTCCACCGCGATCTCTCGAAGCTCATCAATGTGTTCCTCCACCGCCGGGCGGAGGAACGGACGGGGAGCCATGCCCCGGGTAAAATGCCACTTGCCGTTGAAGTCCTTCCAGACCCACGGCGTTTTGCGCCCGTTGCCCTTCTCGGCAAAGATGCCCGTGCCCAGCTCCACATACACGCTGTAAAACAGGTTGCTGCCGATGGTCACGGTCTTTTTTGCAAGGTCGAGAACAAAGGTCAGGCTTTGCTTGAGCGCACCGCCTACATAGCCCTCTATTCCCGTGCTGTTTGCCGTGCCGGTGGGTACAAGCAGCTGGGCATAGTCCTGCACCTTCATCCCCCAGAGGGTCAGCACCCGCTCCGCCCACGAGTCCAGCGCTTCATGCAGCTGCGGGGTGTTGTCGGTGAATTTGATGTCGTAGTCGAAATTCATGCTATACTCCATGTATAACAAAACCCCGCCCCGGTGTGGGGCAGGGTCGGTGATTCAGTTACAGGTACAGAAGCCGGAACGTCTCACGGCCTTTGGGAGTGATAAGCGTCTGCACGCCGCTCCACTGGGTCTTGTCGTTCTTGGCTTCCTTGACCTCAAACAAGCCGTTGTTCTTGTCCTCTCGGGGCAGCAGCTTGCCTTTCTGGTCACGGTAAAGGAATTTCTTTTCCAGCAGCCATTCCACAAAGGCTTTGGGCTTGATGCCAAGCTCCTTGGCTGTCTCCCGGAAATTGGTCAACAGGTTGCGGTCAACCAGTTCGTCGAAGTATTCTGCCTTGGGCTGCATGATCTGCTTCTCCACGGTGAGCTGGCTATTCTGTGCGGTCAGCTCACAAATGCGGGCTTCCCGGTCTGCAAGGGTCTTGTTCGCCACAAGCAGCGCCTTTGCCATCAGCTCCTCCGGGGTGAGCTGCTCCTGCCCGGCGATGTACCCGCCGTTCTTGCGGATGGACGGCAGCACCTCGGACGTGACCCACTTGCGGAAGGGCTTTGCCTCCGGCTTGTCGCTGCGCAGGATGACGTTGTACAGACCGGGCTCGTTGACGCAAACCATTTCGATGGTCTTTTCGGGGTTCTGGGGGTGGGGGAGGTCAAACCTACCCACCTCATCAGGGTCAAGTCGCTCCTGAACGTATCTCTGGTTGCTGATGTTCAGCGTGCTGCACACGTCCTTCAGGACAAACCACGGTTCGCCGCCCATCTCTACGGTGCGGACTTCGTTGGACTGGTAGTTGAAAATCTGAATATTAGACATGAGAAATCTCCTTATTGCTTTCATCAATGATTGCGTTTACTTCTTTCTCCAGACCAGAGATGCTGCCGAACAGTGTGCACAGGATGGAATCATACATAGGCGCTTCATCCCACAGGCGGGAAACATCACGCTCGTTGCGTGGGCGGATTAGATCATCCGTCTTGTGGGTCTCCTCAAACCAGTTTGCAAAGATGTTCAACAGGTTGTGCATCGTCTGGAGCTCGCCGGAAACCATGTCCAACTCAAACTCTGCGCTTGCGATTTTGCTTGTTTGCATCATCATAACCTCACATTTTACTTGACTTTTGCTCATAAATAAAATAAAATGTGAGTAAGAGGAGCTTTTTTGTTGGGTTGGTTTCTCTTACTTTTGGGTGGTTAGTTGTTACGAGCAGCTAACCACTCTTTTTTGTACTGTTCAAACTTCTTGCGCTGTTCTTCGGGGTTCAGCTTCTTGAAATCCTTGAACTTCATGGGCGTCTCCTTTCCGCCCCTCTTGCTCACAAGATATATTATACACTAATTCGTGTCGTGTGTCAATACTTATTTTACATTTTATTGTGAAAATAGCAAATAGAGATTGACTGAATACACGTTTTAGTTTATACTATAAATGAACGGAGGTGAAATATATGAAACTCACTGTTGCTGAAAAAATCCGCCTGATAATGAAGCGTAAAGGGATGACGATGGGCGAGCTTGCAGAAGCCACTGGGCAAACCCGGCAGAATCTTTCCAACAAGATGACAAGGGGAAACTTTACCGAAAAGGACATTCAAGAGCTTTCTTTGGCTCTCGGATGCACCGCCGAGATTCTTTTCCATTTCCCTGACGGCACAACCGTATAACCTCTACACCCTGCCGGGAGGTAGGGTTTTATTTTTATATTCCGTCATTTTGCCTTCTCCTTTTTCTTCCGCTCCCGCTCTTCCGCCCACCACATTTGCTCTTTTTCCTTGCCGCCCTTGGATTTATACCACTCGGTGTAATCCATGACGGGGGTGGTCTCTTTGGTCACATTGTCTCGCTGCATGGCGTTCTGCCGGGGGTACTTGCCCAGCGCAGAGGACAGCACACAGCGGCAGTGGTAGACCATCTCCGGGGCGGCGTTGGGGTCGCCGGGGTGCTGAATCTCGTAACCCATGACCTTGAACGGCTCGTCAAGCTCTGCCGTCTGCTGGTCAAGCAAGCGGTGCATCTCACGGGTGCGGTAGTCGTGGGTAGAGTTCCACCGCTTTTTGACCTCGATGCCCAAAGCCTGGGCGTTGCGCATCTGCTGCAAAGCCCCGGCGTTCTGGGCGCTGGTAAGGGCTGTGATGGCGTTGTTCATGGCCCAGTGGATCTCTGTATCGGCCATGCCGTTTACGGCCTGCACGGCGATGTCGTGGACGCTCTTGCCCTGCACGATGCCCTGCATGACGTAGCGATTGAACACCCTGGCATCATAGGTGCGGTTGCTCTCGCTCTTGATGCGCTTGTTGGGCACCATGCGGGGGTTCTCCTTCAGCAGGAGCTTGACCGCTTCGGTGTTGTACAGGGTCAGCCCAAACGTCACTCCTGCGGCCTGTTCCAGCTCGTAGAAAGCCCAGTTTGCGCCAAAGGAAAAGATATTGTATTGCTCGTCCCGGGCCAGCTTGTAGGCCGTCTCTTGGGCTGTGGTGCAGGTCTGCGTGATGCCGTCCAGCTTGGCGTGCATCAAATCGGACTGAAAAACCTGATTTTGCAGCCAGATGCGGTAATCCTCATCAGTGATCTCTCCTGCATCCAGCTGCGCCCGCTTGCGCTCGTCCAAAGCTCGGTACTTTTCCAGAAAATCGGTGAGCTGCTTTTGCATCTCCCGGCGGGCAGTGCCGTACACCCGCAGGATGCGGCGGCGCAGGCGGTTCAGCTGGCGGGTAGAGATGCGGTCACGGTCAGAAATCACGTTTCATCACCGTCGTCCTCCTCCTCGTCCACGGTCTCCCGTGTTGCGCTCTCAGCCATCAGCGCGGCCTTGGCCTGCTCCTTTTGTTCCGGGGTCAGGTTGGGCAGCAGGTCGATTGCCATGTCCTGCCCGATAATGGGCGCTTCGGAAATCACCATGCTGACCTGCTCAGCGGTGTTGGTGATTTTGCTGCGGTTGAATGTCGGCATGGCGTTGTCAAAGCCAGCCAGTGCGCAGATCTGCCGGATGAACGGCTTGACCTGAGCCTCGAAGTCGTCCGCGTTCTGGTTCATCGGTTCATAGGCTGCATCCAAATGGTCGTTGGTGCTGTCCGCGCTGACGCAATGCACATCCAGACCGCCGAAATCCTCATAGACCCGGGTGTGGAGCAGCTCCAAAAGAGCCTGCCGGGCTGTCACGGGAATCTCGGTGGTGTAGGGGGTGATCTTGCCGCCCTCGCTGGTGTCTGCGCCTGCAATGTGGTACAGATTCAGTTTGACAAGGAACTCCTGCAGCTCATCATCCGTCATGCCGTTGAAGTTCTCGCACAGCCAGTAGATCTGCGAAAAGTCCTGCAAGTCATTGCAGAAGCCAGACATCACCAGATCGGTGTTGTCAATGTAGGCTTTCAGCCCCACAAGGGTGCTCTGGTGCAGGTCGGAGCCCCACAGCGGCACAATGGGAAGAGCGCTGTAGTTTTCGCCATCCACGCTTTCCAGCCCGCCGCCGGGTGTGGTGACGGTCACACTCTTGTACGCCCGCTTTGACGTTGTCTCCTTCATCACATTGCCGATTTTGCTTTCCGTGTACTCGGTAAAGCCGTCCAGCTCGTACAGGATATAGTGCATATCCGTGTCAGGATTCAGCCGCCAGAAGCGCACGCCCGCCTGCAAAAGGCCTGTCTTTTCATCGTACAGGGGAGCAAACTCGGTCAGCTTGAAAACAACCAGATGGTCGTTGTTCCAGAATCCAAAGCTCTCGCCATGGATCAGGGCGAAATATCCGGCTTTCTGGATCTGCTCGTCGAAGTTCTGCCCAAGCCTGTCCTTGTCCACGCCATCGTCCGCAAAGACTACACCGTTGCCGAGGGAGTAGGTCGCCCGCTGCTTGTTGAGCCGCCGGAAAAGATTGCTCTTGACCATATCGGGGTGTAGGATGTCTTGCTTGGTGTTTTTGGACAGGCGTTGCAGCATCAAAGCGTAAGCCTGCGCGAAACGTTCAGCCCCCGGGTTTTTCTGGGCATCGTACAAGTCGGCGTCCAGCGCCATCTTGTACGGTCCGGAAGCGCAGTGCTGCTGCACGAACCGCCGGATGAAATCAAGCTGTTCCCCGGCGGCTTGCGCCTGCTGAAATGTCTGGAATGTGTATGTAGTGCTCAAAATCAATCCCTCAGTTTCACAAGGCGCTTTGTGCGCACGAAATAGCGGATAGCGTCCATGCAGTGGTCGTTGACCTTCAGCACGGTGTCGTCTTTATCCGGATCCCAAGCGTACACGCCAAACTCTTCCAGCGTGTGCTTGCAGTCTTTGTATATTTTCAGTCTCCCGGTCTGCAGCATGGTCTGCACGTCCAGAATGCCGCTCAGGACGTCGTTGTTTGCGGGCGTCTGGGTAAAGCCGTTCTTGCGTAGCTCTGTAATTAAGGGCAGGGCAGAGGGGTCCACAATGATCCTCTCCGGCTTGAGGCCATCCATCCACGCCTTGAGGTCTGTGACGTACTCGCCCACGGTCTTTTGCCGCTTCTGTTCCCGGCCGCTGTAGTAGTACTCCCGGGTGACGATCCAGCAGTCTGCATCTGCCTGCTTCTGAAACAGTAGAAAGGTCGTTGCGTTCTGGGTGCCGAAGTCGCAAGCCACATAAGCGGTCTTTGGAGACAGCGCCGGAAGCACGTCAACAACGTGCTTCTTGCGGTCGAACATATCGTAGACAAGGCCCTCTGCCACCGTCCACAGGCCCAGAATGTAGCGCTGGTAGAAAGCACCGCTGTACTGGCTGCGGTATCTGGCCTTGATGTCCTCGGAAAGTGACAGGTTGTCGTCCATCGTAAAATGGAGATACATCATCTTGCGGGAACGGCACTTGCGCACCCACTCGAGATAAAACCAATGCTGCGGGCTGCCCGGGTTGCAGTTGAACCAGAACTTTGACCCGGTGACAGAGCAACGGGCTGTGGCCTGATTGACGAAGCTCTGGGGCATCAGGGCCACCTCGTCAAAGAACGCCCCGGCGAGGGTGATGCCCTGGATCAGGTCTTGACTGCTCTCATCCTTGCCGCCGAAAAAATAAAATTCGTTAACTTTGCCGCCCTTGCTGACCGTCATGCAGTTTTCTGCCCGGTGCTCCTTGACGTTGTAACCACGGGCTGCAAGCTGCTGCTTGAGTGTTCCCAGCACGTTGCGCCGGAAGCTGGCAATGGTCTTGCCGCACATGGCAAACTGCTGCCCGCTGTAGCAGGTCATGGCCCACTGAATAAAGGAAAAGCTCATGGCAAAGGTCTTGCCCGAACGGATAGCGCCATCGGCAATGATGCCGTTGTAGCCGCTGTATGCGCTCTGCGGTGTCCACCAGCTCAAGACCTGCTTTTGCCGCTGGCTGAGGGCTTTCCAGCGAAAACCGTTACTTTTCCGCATTGTCGTCCTCTTCCTCTGGCAGCATGTCCACGTCATCCGGCGGGCTGATGTCTGCGGCAGCGCTCAGGGCCTCAAGAAGGCCATCGTCCGGGGCTTCTATTCCGCTCTGGTCTCCCAGCATAGCAAACTTGTCCACGATGGTGCCAAAAGCGGTGGAAAGCTGCGGCAGCGTTGCCTGTTCAATTTTGTCCGGGTCTGCCATCGCTTGCAAGTACAGTCCGAGAAGATTCTGTGCTTCCCCGCGCTTGCTCTCTAGGTAGGAAAGCATATCCTGCGAATTTTCCCGCTTTTTTTGTGCACACAAACGCGCACTCTCCGGGTCTTCCTTCACGACTTTCTTAACCGTCGCGTCTGAGACATCGTTCAACTTTGCAGCGGCGCGGTAGCTTTGGAGCTGCACATAGTCAGCAACGATCTTCTTTTTTTGTCTGTCTGTCAGCCGCTTCGCGCTCACCGCCACCACCTCTCTAAACTCATGCAAAAGAAAAACCGCCCGGAAATCCGAACGGTCAAAATATCAAAATAAGCAGCACCCATGCATTCAGTTCGTTGGACATGCGTCAAACGGTGGGCACTGCTGCATCTGGAACTTTCGCGGCCGGATGCCCCGCTATTGCGCGGCCCCCTCATAGGGCACGCAAGCACTCCCGGCAGGACTCGAACCTGCAACATGCGGTTTTGGAGACCGCTGCTCTACCGCTTGAGCTACCGGAGTATAAAAGCTGCCCTTGGAATCGAACCAGCCGTGTCTACACACACGCGCCGCGCTCAAAACTGCGCTCAGGCGGCCATATAAAAACAGCTCCGGTTCGCCGCCGGGGCTGTTGGTTGGCGCACATCCTGTCAGGAAAGCTACACCTTGGCAAGGATTCTAAGGCCTTTTCTTGGCACGGGAGGTTGCACGTGCGGCCTTGCGGGTTGTCTAGTCCATGCGCCATATGGTGCGAGATCGCGGAGTCAAACCGCGCGGAGAGGAAGGCCTCGAACCTTCCCGATGCGCTCAAAGATGCGCAGCTCTGAGCGGAGCCGTTTCGGAATCTCGCATAGAAGCAGCCAGCGAAACGTGAAGAGAGCAAAGGCCTGCAAGCTTGAAAGGAGGAATCGGAGGCTGCGTGCATCGGTTTGCCTTTTCGGCTTTGCCGATGGTACCACAATAGCACAGATGCCGATAACAAGTAAATCCCAGAGCGTGTAAAAACAAAGCCCTCTGACGTTGTGCAAAATGTACAGGTTCAACTAAGATTCAGCTCGTTCGCGATCTCTGTCAGCTGGCTCAGGCCTTCCGAAATCGCGCGTGAAACCTGAGACGGCTTGGAATAGCCGACTTCTGCCGCGATATCGGCGTGCCGCTTTCCTTCAACATAGTACAGGATGATGCACTTACTGCGGCGGATGGATGCAGGATCGGCGTGGAGCATATAGGCGGCTTCAATGGCATCCTTCTGCATCTCGGTATACCGGCATTTCAGCTCAGCCAGCTTTGCTTCTGCATCTATGGCAGCATCGCTATTGGTGCCCACCTTGTCGCTTGTTCCGGAGTGGCCGGGCAAGCCGGATGTGCTGGACGTAGTTGTTGTAGCCGCACTGCGCAGGCTTGCAATGTGTTCCTGCTGCTGGAGAATCAGTGCCCGCATCCGGGGCAGGCGCTCGAACCACGCTCGCATCTTCTGCTCGTCAGTGGTCTCTCCCGGCTTCGGCGTGTCGGTGTCAGGTGTCCATGTGCGTGTCATTGTTTTCCTCCTTGCTAGCGAAAATCTCAAAAGTGACTTTTAGCTTCTTGTTTCCGATAACGCCCCACACCTTTTCGAGCTTTGTCTTGTCGTCACGTTCCATTTCCGTGATGAAATGCCCCATGACCGCTTCGATAGCTTCGCTTGTCACATCTGACTTGTTACGCCATGCCTGTAAGCCATCCTTGCGGGGCGGCGCATAAGTCCCAGCGTAGACATTTCCAAACAATCCACACCCAACATGATATTCAGCCATTTTCGTCCTCCATTTCTTCAATCTCAATTTCCACCCGGGGTTTCTTCCGGTCAAGATCTACCCGGCTGCCATCGTGGGCGGCGACAATCTTGCTGTTGTCGTCCTCCAGCACGCGGGCTTTCACCAGAATGTCCGTGGTTGCCTCGATGAGGTTTGCCAGATCTACCCGGCGGGCGGTCTTCATGTAATACACACACCGCACGTTCACGCGGGCAGAGATAGGGCTGAGCGGCCTTTTGATTTGCCGCAGGCAGTCAGTCTCATAATCCACGTAGGCCTTGCTAGGGGCCACAAATGGGGCTCCAGAGCGTGTGCGGAGAATGCGGGCGGAATTTTTCTTGGTGTGCGGGTCGCCGTAGAAGGTCAGTTTCATCTGCCTTCCTCCACATAGCACCAGCTTTGGGGCGGGCGTTCGATTCCGAACGCTTCTCCCCGGCAAATCAGCTTTTCTGCGTTCCATCTGCGGCAGGTGCAACAGTCTCCGCGATGCGTACAGGGTTGTATCGCCCAGAAATCTTCAAGCTTTACTGGTTCGTCATAAATTTTCAGGCCGGAAATTTGCCAACCATACAGGTCTTTCATGTCGGCATAGTTCATACCGATATCCCAGCCGGCGTATTCCTTCACTTGCTTGATACTGAGGCAACTTCCAGCAATTGCTGTTTCAATATCTTCTTTGACGATGCAGTACTCGGGGCCGATGCGCCGGATGTCATCACAGATGAACTCTCCAATAACCACCTGAGTTTTACCGCGAACGCTGTCCGGCAGTAGCTTATTGAACTTTACGAACACAGGTTTTCCGTGATGGATTTCGCCGTCCATCGTTTCTTCGCCATCCTTGAAAATGGTGATGAGTTGCTGCGGAGCTTTTGTGCAGTAGACGTACACCCTGAACGGCGTTTCCGATTTTGGGCGGGTCTTACGCACTTCAAGGGTCTTTTGCCCCCGAATGATGAGGTCACACCATTCAGGCCGGATGCTCATCAAGATAGCCTTCATTTTTTCATCATCCCTTCCATTGCCAGCTGCTCGCACTGCTTTTCAGCTTCCCTGCGCTGCTGGTCATACTCAAACAGCATATCTGCGTACTCATTGCCCACCCGGCGGATGGCCGTTTCCAGCATCTCCGTCACAAGGTCGTTATACTTGTCTGCGCCCTTGCGGCTGTTTCTGGCAGCTTCCCGGGCTTCCCACAGGTCGGTGAGCTTGTCCCGCCTGTCAGCGGTGATCTCGCTATAGCCGTAGGCATCCTGGATCTGCTTCATGCTTTCCCATCCTTCCAGCTCAGCAAATGGGTCAACTTCAGCCTTTGCCATGCTGCGGGCTTTGGTTTTTTTCTTGACGTACCGGGTCAGACCGTCCCGCATCACAGCACGGGCATCGTCCATCGCCTTGCGGACAGCCTTGACTTCCCGCTCTTTCTTGAGCTGCCCGGGTTGGCTGGCCCATTCGGCCATCAGCTCAGATTTCGTTTTCGGTTTCATGTTCTTCCTCCGTTCTCACAGCTTCCCGAATGCGCAGTCTGGCAAGCTCAGTTTTCGCATACCACAGCTGCCAGTTGCCAAACCATCCCTTGTGGAGCAGTTTCCCGCCGTAATAAACAAGTTCCTGCCCCATCAGGTGGTCGAGAGAGACGATGTAAGCGCCGGGCTTGTACCTCATTTGCTCACCCCCATTGTTCGGACATGGCCTTTGCAATGCCCGGCGCAGTTTTGCTTCTGGCTTTTGCCCGGCCATCTTGGCCGTTTTGCGTTCCGCGAATGCCTTCGCACCAGCTGATTTTCTTGTGCTTTTCCCCATTTGAGACGTACACGGGCTCTGGCGGCGGAAAGTTGTTTTTCCGTTCCAGAGGCGGCAAGTTTTTCAGCCAAAGGCAAGTGCGCTTTGTGTGATAGTTTTCCGTGTCTGCTTCGTTTTCGGCAAAGTAGTACGGATGAATGATCTGGTCGGCTTTTCTGTACGCCGTGTTCATGATGCCTACAGGGTTCTCGACTGCAATCTTGGGGACATCAGCCAGCATGAACTGCATAAAGAAAATTGCGGCCTTTACGCGCTCTGCCCACCGAGCAACAACTTTTTCGGCCGGTGTGACCCGCAAGCTGAACGAGCGTGTTGCTGCGTTGCTCAGGTAGGTGCAGGGTGGGTGTGCGATGAGCAAGTCCCACTTGCCAACATCATGCGTTACGCCGTCCATCGTCACGACTTGCCCCCCTCAAGAGCCTTGAGCGCATCGCCCAGAATGTGCCACTCTGGATGCCCGCCGGACGGCTCCTGAATATCGCAGGAGTAGGCTTCGTGGCCTTTTGCCCGGAACGCCTTGCACACTTCCTGCGATTCCTCGCAGGCAATCAGCACTTTCATCGTTTTCTTCCTCCCATCCATCCTTCTTTGTCGAAATCGTTGCGGCTGATCCGCTCTGCCGCGTGGTTCCCGTTGGTGTAGATGCGCTGCGCTTTCAGCTGACGCTTGTACTCGGCGTACCGTGGGCAGCTGTCGTGACAAATCGGGTGCCGGTCAGGGCAGTCTTTACATGTCAGGTTGATCATGTTCGGCTTCCTCCCTGTTAAACCAAAGGCGTGTTCCGCATCCGGGACAATATTTGTCAAGGTAATAATCATCGTTGCAACTATACCCGCAAACGGGGCAAATCTCATTGATTGTTTCTTCACGCCAGTAAAGCTTTTTGGGACGTTCGCCCGGCCGTTTAGGCATGGGCATCCAGACCGGGAGGTTTTCCGGGAAAGCTGCCACCATGTTCCACGGCCAATTTGTCATGAAGCCGTCGCAGGGGTTGTTGTTGATGCTCAGGACGTCGCCGTCTTCATTCGCATCAGTCTCAGTCGGCGGCTCTTCTGCCGTCTTGCGCCAGCGCTGGACATCCGGGACGACTGCCGGTTCGTCTTCCAGCACATCCATCGCGTCCATAATCTGACACGCGCGGCATCTTACGCCGTTGTAATTTTCGCAGCCACAGCAATATGCCGCTTTGATGTTTGCGATGGCTTTCTCGCGGTCGATAAATTCGCTCATTTTTCAATCTCCTTTCTTGTCGGTTCACTCGCCCGCAGCCTTGCGGCTTCACGGGGGGCAGTGGTGATATCGGCCTGCGCCTGCTTCAAAAACTCGGCACGGCGGTATGTAAGGTCCGGCATTTCAGCCAGCTCTGCCAGTCCTCCCACGCTTCCGGCATAGGATTTTGCCGCCGGGGGGAGTTGATCATACAGGGCTTGCAGTTCTTTCTGTCCGTCACTACGCAGCAGCCCGCCCTTTTCGTCAATGCCGGTCACCATCGGGAACTTGCGCCAGCTCAAAAATGTCTGTGCCTTGCGTGCCGCTACAGCCAGAGCTTCCCATTCAGCGGACGGGTCAAGACCCTGGGAAAGCTGCTTGAAGATATCGGCCACAGTGACCGGATAAACGCATACCCGGTTCGCCGCCAGAAAAGCCCGCTTGACAGTATCGCCGTCATAGTCGCCAAACTGGTACGTCCACACATCGATGGTGGTCTGCATCTCCTCATCGGTCAGCGGCTTGGAACCCAGCTTGTACAGCACAAAATTCATGCGGATCAGCTTTGCCACGTCTTCCCGCGTCATGTCTCAAACCCTCTTTCTCTGTCCATCTTCGCCAGCACCCGGGCAAGCTGGTCGTCTACGGTCTCGGTTGGCTGCTTGCCCCGCGGTCTGGCTTGTCGGCTTTGTTCGTTGGCTTCCACATCCCCCGGCGTGCGCAGGCCGTCCCGTTTCCAGCCTGACAATATGCCGTTGATATAGCTCCACGAGCGCTTTCCGGCTTCTGTGGCCTTGTCAATCGCCAGCAAGATCATCTCTGTGCTGTACTCCTGCCGCCACTTCTGCAGCTTGTCCAGTGCAGAGCGCGGGAAGTCCCCAACAGCCTGCTGATAATGCTGGACGATTTTTGAAAGTTCTACGTCAACGGCGGCGGGGGCGGCGCTATTATATATATCCCCGTTAGGGGATATAACAGTTCCAGTTCCAGTAACAGTTCCAGTTCCAGTAACAGTTCCAGTTCCAGTAACAGTATCATTATAGTTACCACTTGCTTGTACTTGGTAGCATGTGCTAGCATTTGCTGATTTTGCTTGCATTTGAGCAGCACGGGCTTTTCCGGCTTCCCGGCGCTTTTGCTTGACGTTCTCGTACTTTTCTGTAGCCGAATCCACACCATTGCACATGAATCGGAAGTTTCCGCGCATTCCACGGTCGGAAAATGTCGGTTTTTCGCCAGTGCGGACGTGCTTTGCCAAAGCCCGCATCAGCTGGCCCACTTCGGCATCCGTGTACTCTTCCAGCGCGTCGAACCAATCCAGATACACGACAAACGACTTTTTTTCGTCCTTTGCCACTTAATCACCTCCTTTGCACGCCCGTATAGCCAGATAGCACAGCTTGCGGAATCAGAAGGGGAGATCTTCTGCGTCTTCGTTGATGGGGTCATACTCGGTAGATGGAGCCGGTTCTGGCGCGGCAGTGCTGTGCGGTGCGTAATCCGCAAGCGTTTCATCGGGGTACATCTGCGCACCCTGCAGATCTGCCGGGTTTGCTGCCGGTTCTGCAGGTTCCGGCGGAGGACCGGGCTGTGCCATCAGGTCGATCATCTGCTGCAGCCAGCGGAATGTCACTAGCCCGCCGGGCTGAACATCATCCGCGTCCACATCGTAGTAGATCTTGCCGTTATACTCCCGCTCTTTCAGCTTTTGAGCAAAAACCGTGACCTGATCGCCTTTCTGCAGCATCCCATCCCACTGGTCGATGCCGTGCCAGAGGTTCACGCCCACAAAGAAGCTCTGCCATTTGCCGGATTCATCCTGTGTGCGGCTGGCTTTCAGGTCAAACTTCAGCACCCGTTTTTGACCGGCATCCCGAAGCACCGGGTCTTTGGCAATCTCGCCGTGCAGCATGATGCCGTTCTTGGTCTGGACGATCATGCATCATCACCGCCAAACGGATCATCGGCGGTCGGTTCTTCCGCAGGCGCTTCCGGAGCGGGGATCAGCGTGCCTGCCGTCTTGCGGTGGCGGTGGGAGCCTGCGAAAGGATCCAGCACCGGCAGCTCTTCGGACGGCACCTCACGAGCGGCGCCTTCAGCGTCCACACGCACCTCGCTCTCATCGTACAGAGCGCCGAAAGTAGAAGGAAATGCTTCACGCAGGGCGTGCACCAAAGCCACCTTGCGGATCATGGTAGCCTTTTTGCCGTTCCAAAGAGACTTTCCGGTGTCGTATTCACTGAGCTTGACTTCCTCGTAGCTGGCGCGGGTGCGGTCCTTACGGTAGACCTTCGCCCAGCCGCCGAGAAGGGTCTCGCCGCCGTTCCCATCATAGACGATGGAACCCTCACGGTTCAGCAGCTGGCCATCTGCGGTCAGGACGATCACGCCAGCTTCAAAACCATCGTAGGCCGGGTGGCGCTCGGCCATCTGCAGATAGCAGTTCTTGCCCAGCACAATGGTGCTGGCAGTGTCGTCGTTTTTGTTATCGTAGTGGATCAGGTAGGCTTCTTTGGTGAAGGGGTTCAGGTGGTACTGCTTGCAGGTCTCCAGAAAGATTTTGCATTCAGCATCGGTGGCCTTGGGGCAGATGAAGTCGCGCACGTCTCCAAAACTCACAGTGAAGTGCTGACCGTCAGCACCGGTGATCTCCACCGGCACGGACGGGGATGCGGCCTGCATAGCGGTGCTGCCTGCACGGTTGGCGTTCTGGACGGAACGGTTTGCCAGAGACTGTGCGTTGGAAACGGACGAAGTAGGCGCGGGTGCGCCGGAACGAGTGAGTGCCATAAGTAACTACCTCCAAAATCATTTGATTGAACCATAGCGGAAGCCGCGCTCTGCGGCTCCCTGCTTGAACCATGCAATGTCCTCCCGGGTGAACTCCACCCAGAAGCTGTATTTCTTGCGGACCGGAGCCTCCTGCTGTGCAGGCTCTGCGAATTTCTGAAGCATGCTGAAATCCAACCTGCCATCCGGCGTGATGGCTGCATTGGCCTGCGCCGTTTGAACCGCTTCTGCGGCGATCTGGCGTTCTTCATCGGTCGGAGGGATAATGACCGGAGCGGTGGCCTGCGCCCGCTCTGCGGCCATTCTCTCGGCTTCTGCGCGGCGCTGGGCGTACCGGGCATTCTGGCGGCGGCTGTGCTCCACGAGGGCGGCGTTCAGATTCAGTTCACGCAGATACTCGGTGGTGCAGGCTTCGGCGTCCTCGCCGCAGTTCTCCCGGATGAGCCGCAGCTCCTCCCGCCGGGTCTCCACGCTCTTGCGCAGCTCCCGGCTGGCCTTTGCCAGATCATAGGTCTTGTTCAGCCACTGGGGCACAAGCAGGCGGTCAAAGGGGATAAGCTCCCGCAGTTCTCCGATGCAGTCGGCATAGACAGCCCGCAGCGCATCCTGCTTGTCCTTGTCGGCGATCGTGAGGAAGATCGTACCGTAGTTGGCGACGGTCATACCCGACGACTGGAGCGACTTGTAGAGTGCGCGCGTCAAGCTGTTGTCGTAGCCTATGGCCTCGCCCG